CCTAACTATTGGATTTTGATAATATTTCCCCAACTTAATTCTTTAACTGATTCTACAGTTGCACCATTTGATGATAATACCATTAACATAGGTTTAAAAGTAGTAGTTGATTTTTCAGGAATATATCCATCTGTTAATACAATCAAACTGTTATATTGTCTATTTTCATTAAGATATTGTATAAATGGATTCATATCTGTACCTCCTCTACCTGTTACCATTTCAGGTACTTTACCCTTATATTCATAAACATTATGTATATAAGCATCTCCTTCAGCAATAGTGACACTAATACCTGTTTTGTACATATGATTAATTTCGTTAAAAAATTCTAATATATCTTTGTCACTAACTGAGCCTGATGTATCAATTCCTACTAATACATGTTTTTTAGGTTTAATTTTTAATGCTGGATTAGATGGGAAACGTTTATTATATTTACGTCTTGTTTTTTTAGTGTATACTTTACTTGATGAACCAAAAAATCGTCTAAAATATCCTTTCCAATCATATGATGGAGGTGCAACTTCAAGTAATTCATTAATATACGACTTAAGTTCAGAAGGTACAAAACCCATATCTTTAGATGATTCTAAAACTTGTTTTATTTGATGTCTTAATTGTGCTTCAGCTAATTTTTTATCAGCGTCAGATAAATCATCAAATTCTTTCCATGTTGGATGTAATCCTTCTCCATCATCTCTTAAACTATCCATTAACGCACATAATCCAGGACTTGTTCCTTCATCAAGTGATTTTTGTAATAATCTATAATACTCTCTAGCACCCGCCTTTAATGGTAAATTAAGTTCTGGAAATGTACTTGGTAGTAAAATATCAGGTGTTGGGTAGTAATCAGGTGTTAAGTACTGATTAATTTCAATATCCATAGCAACATTTGCTAATTCATGGTCTGGAAAATCATCCTTAAATGTTAAGTGACCAAAACATATATGAAGTAATTCGTGTTTAAGTAATCCGATTTTTTTCTTATCAGTATCTAAACTATTCCAAAATTCTTCATTTACTGCTAATTGGTAGTTGATTCCATTCTTACATACTCCAGCAGTAGGAACATCTTTTCTAACTACTTTATTTAGTGTTGATAAAAATATACCATAAAATGGTTCACTAAACATTAATTGTTTTCCAATTTTGGAAAGATCATCGTGTATCATAACTTTTATTTATTTATTTGATTAAACATAAGAAAGGCTTCCGAGGAAGCCTAACTTTTAATATAAAATCATTTATAAGTTATTTTATTACATTTTTTGAGCTGCGTCATCTAACTTATCACTTATATTCTCTCTTGGAGAAGTATCATAATCCATACCCCAAAAATCCCATATTATACCATAAGATGTAGCCCCATTAGTATATTCATTTCTTTCATTTTCAGGTAATTTCTCAAGGTATGAATCAGGAACAGACCAGAATTCTTCATCTTTATCATATGTAAATCCAGCTCTCACTAAATTCTTAGCTAATTGAGGAGCAAAACGTTCCATAATTGTATAATCAATTCCATCCTGAGAATATGCTTCAATCATATCATCATCGTCTTCATCTTCTGAGTTGAGGTCGCGCACCCAATTCCAAGTTTCTTGTTTAGTCATAGGATCATTAACTACAGTATCTAATCCGTCGTAAATAGGATCTGTACCTACTAATACTAAGTATTATGGAGTGTTACTATTCCATACATTTTCGAATTTTTCTCTGTCTTCTTGGGATTCTTCTTTATTTTCTGTAATTAGACCCGCTAATTTTTGCATTCTTTTAAATTCTTCGTTTAGTGTTTTTTTCATTATTTTAATTTATATGAGTAGAAATGTTAATTATTAATATACTTCTATACCTAATTCTTCTAATGCTTTTTCTAAATCAGTTACATAAGCATATCCTAAATCATCCATCTCTTGAGCTAAATCGTTAAATTCTCCATTATCCATTTTATCTAAATCAACTTTAAGTATGTCAAAAGGATCTTCTACATTTACACCAAATGTTTTAAGAGAAAGTTGAAGTAAAAATAACCATTCTTCTGTTCCTTTTTCAACAGTTCCATCATTAATTATATTTGGATATTCTTGTTGGATTTTTTCTTTAATCTTTTCAACATGAGATGTTATATGATTAAAACTGTTTTCATTAAGACCTGCAAGTTTTTGCATTCTTTTAAATTCTTCGTTTAGTGTTTTTTTCATTATAAATATTAGTAAGTTTATTAAGTAATGATTGTTTTTCTCGATAAGATAAATTTTTATATTCTTTGTCTTTTTCTAAAGTTGGTTCTAATTTTTGTAATCTTCGATATGCTTCATGAAGCGGTTCTTCACTTAATGTATTATTTACTCTTCGAGTTAAAGGATCCTCACCACGTCTAGATCTTTTAGCAGCGATAGATTTTATTTTATTTATTTCATCTTGAGTTAAGACATCAGTTTGACCACCTGATTTTTGAAGTGTATAAGTAATATCCTGAGTAGTGGGAATATATTCTATATTTTCTATAAATTTATTAATAAGTACATCTACAATCTTAGATTTACTTGTGTCACTTGCTTTTCTACCTTTTACACCTGTTATTTCAGGTTTTTCTTTTTTAGGAATTGCTGATTCTGCTTTATCTACAATAACACCACTTTTAATAAGATCTCTTAATTCTGAATTGATACGTTCAGATTTTATATTTAAGATCTGTTTAAGACCATCAATAAATTCACCTGTTGACGGATCCTTGTAACCTAAACGAGTAATATCTCTATCAGTTGCTCCTTCAATAGTTGTGATAATTTTAACTACCCAATAATCTTGAGGATATAATCTTTTAAGTTTAGCTACTTTTTCAGGATCAGCTATAACTAACCCTTTACCAAGACGATCTTCTTTTAAAGCTATTTCTTCTCTGATAAGTTGTCTAAGTGTATTTACTAAGTTTCCCATTAAGTAATATTTTATTATAAATATTGATAAATGTTAAGAAAAATCATATTTATTTTAGTTTATTTTTTACTAAATTAATTAAATCTTCAAATGTGATTATATTTTCAACTTCTTCATCTTTTATTTCAATATTGTATTTAGATTCAATAAATTGAAGAATTTCAATCTTATATATTATTTTTTCTTCTCCCATATGAATATATCTGAGTCTATTAATTCTACTTTGTTTGTATTTTCAAAATCAGGGAAATGTTTGGTTAAATAATAGTTATAAAGTTTAATCCTAGTATTACCCTCCGCCCCATATTCAAATTGTTGAATATTATGTTTATCTACCCAATATCTAATTAACCCAAAAATAGCAGCTAAAAATGTGCTTCATAACCATGCTTTTTTAATGAATTTAAAAGTTTAGGACCAACACTTGATAAATTTGGATTAATATATTGTTTCCATCTTTTTTTAATATTTATAGCTTGTCCTATATAAACTTTATTACTAGGGCTTGTTATTTTATAAATACCTATCATTGTTTTTATGATAAATATATATCTTTTACACTATAAACTCCTTGTGCTGCACTAACAGCAATTCCTCTGGATGATAAACTATCTCCAACAAAATGAATATTTGGAAAATTAAGTAATGATAGATCATTATAATTTACTAATACTTCTTCAGATAAGAATTTTACTTCAGGAATATATAATGAATAATCGTCTTCAAATTTAAATACCTTATTTAAGTCTTCAATATAATTAATAATATAATTTGCATATTCACTATATACTTCTTTAAATATATCTAAATTATCTACACTAGTAACATTCATTTCTTTTCCTTCAGCTGTTAATGAAGGTTTACGAATAAAATTAGGCGAATAATGAATACCTTTACCATCAATTTGACATTTTGATACTATATCTTTTTGAAATTGAAAAGGATTATCTATTCCTTTTATTTCCATAATAATACCAAAATTGGTCATATTATTAATCATATTTTCTTGTTTATAAGAATGACCATTATATGACTTCATTCCATATGTAACTTCCTCAGCTACATATGCTGCAAAATTATTTGAGCAAAATGAACGTGAAGATACTTCATTATTATGACGTTTATACAACTTAAAATCATATGCTATATCAATTATAGATTGCATATATTTTTGAGGTAATTCCATACGAACCCCTAATTGTACACTTTTTGATTCTTTTTTAAGGTTATATGTATCTATAAGTTTTTGAGTAAGATCAATACCTGACTTTCCAGTTCCATAAATAAGTTTATCAAATCTAATAAATTTACTTCCATGTCCTTTTAAAAATACAATTTGTTCTGGTCCAAAAGAAATATCATTTACTTCTGTTTCCCATATAAAATTAATATTTTTTTCAACTAACCAATCATACCATTTTTTACCTAAATCATGTAACCAATTTGTACCTATATGATAAGCAGGAGCCATTCTTAAATTAAAATATGGTTTAATAAATTCAGGTTCTTCTAATGGTTGAGAAAACATTATTTCTTTAGGATTAGGATGAAATCTTAAAATATAACTCCAAGCTTCTTCTAATATTTGATCTGCTTTTTCTTCTCCCATATATTTAGCTAATTGTCCACCTACAGCATTATGCATATAACTCCATTTTCCATCTGAAAAAAGACCTGCACCTGCAAAACCTTTCATTACTTCATCTTTAGGACGTTTATAAGGATCCATACCTGCGTCTATAATGGTAATAAGTTCACCCGGATATCCATTGTCTACTAATTTAGTAGCAGCATTAATACCTGCTACACCTGCACCTACAATTACTATTTTTTTCATACTATAAATATAAGATTTTTTATTTTGTTAGCCAAATAGAGAGGCCCACCTTTTGGGTGGGCCACTACTCCTATAAATTTTACTCTCGAATAGGTAATGAATCTATTCTATAAATTACTGTCTAATTTTCATTTTAGTTAAACTTTGTAGAATAGGTACGTTAAGTAAATTAAATGATACCGCTACGATAGGTTTACCAGTGATAACATTTATACCACCAAATAAACCATAATGTGAGTAACCTACAATAGCTCCAACAGGAACAGATCCTACTAATGTTCCATTCATATTAGGTACAACACCTAAGTTAAAACCACCACCAAAGAAGAAACGATTTTCTACTGTGATTGAATTATCTTGATGTACTACTCCATTTGCATATGTAAAAATATAAGAATAACCTACATAAATAGGAGTAGTTAGCCTCCAGTTACCATCAATTTTCTCAGCTTGTGTGAAAGTTAATTGTAGTGCTGGTGTGTGTAAGAACATTGGAATGGTATAATCCTCATTAACACTATTTGTTTTAAGTAAATCAAATTTAGTTTTAAGACTACGATTTACTACTTTTGGTGTAAAGGTTTGAGCAGAACTTATTCCCGCTAAAGCAATAAACACTAATAATAATAATATTTTTTTCATAAATTATTTTTTAGTTTTTAATGATAATTTTTTAGTCGCAGTTACACGTCCATAAATAGCACCTACAGCACCTACAACTGTTAAAATATCTGTTAAAGTAGCATCAACATCAAAACCAGCCATTCTGCTGATAAGTGGAGCTAACATTACTAATACTGACCAAAGGGTCTTTGATTGAAGCCAAGCTTTAAAATCTGTCATATTTTTTAAGTTTTTATTGTTTATTATAAATATTGTAAAAAAATTAAAGATTACGATACTACTTTTTGTATCACCCAAAAGTCATCTGATAAATTACGATTTAATAGGTAATCATAAGGTATATAAAAATATCCTTTATCACCCCATTTAGTACCCCATGAGTTTCTAACTATAAAACATTCAATCTCATCATCATATCCCATTACAATAACTGCATGACCTCCTAATGATCTTTCCTTAAGATCAGGCATAGGCATTTTACCTGTTTTAGTTACTTCTTTAGATTGAAAACTTTCATATACTGCAAAACCACATACAAATGGGTAACCTGAAGTTAAACACGATTTAAAATCATATAACGAACGAGTTAAACGTTCATATTTTACGGCTTTATTACCATCAGCGTCGTTATATGAGCTTTCTGTGGGTTTATTTTTGAATTTTTCTATAGTATATGGCCAATATTTTTCTTCACAAACTCCTACTCTATTTATTGACTTAACTGTACTTCTAAGTGTTGCTCCACTATCTATATTTTTATTACCACTTCTTAATCTAGTATTATAATATACAAATAAACGAGAAGGAACAAATAATGGATCATTTTGTTTTATTAAACTAAAAACAAATGCCGCAGCAACCGCATTAGCAGTGCAACTACCTAATGATCCTTGATCAAAAATTACTATTTGATCTGTTCTTAAATCTACCTTAGTAGGTAGTTGTTTCATTTTTTTAGGTAAAGAAAACATCATATCACGATGGTCTGGAGTATCAGGAGTCCATCCAAAAAATGCTTTACTTTTAGGTTGTAATTTATTTATTGCTTTAGTTTTAGGAGTGCGTTTTGCCATATATTTTATTCAAAAGGATTATCAAAATATATTTTTGTATAAATATTAGGTATTCTTCTAACAGTTTGTGGTTTACCTCCAGACACAAATACTTTTCCAAAATCAACTTCTACCCAATCTAATTTACCATTAGCATCACCCTTACCACCAACTCCAGTAGATGTATTTACTATTTTACCTTTACCAAACTTTTCATGTTCAAAATCAGCTCCTTTTCTATAATCTGTTCTTATAGTGTAAGGTTCATTTTCTGAAGAGGATTTTTCTCTTTTAGGACCTTCAATACCCATTACTTTATTTAAATCAATAGGATAAATAAATCCAGGTACATTTAATATTTTGACAGGTTCATCACCATAATTTCTTTTAGAATGATCTCTAACCTCTTTTTCAAAGTCTTCAACATCTGATATAACTATAGTAACTAATTCATTATTTTTTACTATAATATAATAATATGTTCCTGTTCCTTTTAATGTTGTTATAGTAATAGGATATTTTTTATTGTTACTTTCAATTACAGGTACAAAAAATTTATATCCTATTCTGTATGTTTCGGATAAAGACATGTTTACAGATTCAAGACTTATAAGTTTTTTATTAAGAATTTCTTGAATGTATTTAATCAGTGGTTCTTTAACTTGATTTAAAGTAAAATCTCCTAATGATTCTTTAGGTATAGATATATTAGTTATATTATCTACTCTTTCTTTTTTTCTATCTTTATAATGAGTTGTTAAATAAAGTTCTTTTAGTATATCTATTAATTTCATTTAAATATTTTGTTATAAATATTATATAACCCATAGGGGTTTATTGTTTAATTTATTCCAACCCAATTTTTTAATGCCTACTTTATCATTTATATAAAAATTCTTATATGCCTCAATAGTATTTGATTTTTTATATTCATTAGGCATACATTGAGGAGGAGGAGTGAAACCATTATCAGGAATGTTTGGTTTGTTATCGCGCAACCATTCTAATACATCCTGTGTTTTATGGTGTTTGCCGTAGCGTTTAATAAATTCACTACATATTTCAAGACCATGTTTTATAAGCCAATCATAGTGTTGTATCGATTGTCTTGTCCAAATTGTTGATGGATGGTTTTTGTGAGCACACTTATATGGAGCACTACCACCTGTTTCCCAATGTGCAGTACTACACATTTGTGCGCTTTCAATTTGCATTTTACGGATGTGGTCATCTGCTAATTCTTTAGCAGCCACAATTGGATCTTCATTGATGTAGAATATATTCATAACCTTTTTTTATTAAATATAAAAAAGGCCTCTTTGGAGGCCTAATTTTATTTTTAAGTTTATATTACTTATTTATTTTGTTAAAGGCACATTAGGTAATTCTGTGATGTATTTATTTAAATCTGCTTGATCTTTTTCTTCATATTTATATCCAATACCAACAGTTGATTGGTTTAATTGATTTGGATCTTTTACTATTTTTCCTAAAGCTATAGCGGCTGCTTTTTTAAAGGCGGGAATTAATTTAGTTTCAAATTCTTGAGCTGTAGCTTCTTTATCTTTAGAGTAGTTATTATATTTCACTACTCCTTTTCCTTCTTTATTAAAAAATCCAATATTTAACAATACACCTTTAGTACTTTCTTTTGTTTGAGGAATTGTAGCACCCATATATAAATAAGGTTTACCACCTGTATCCGAACTTGGTCTATAAGACACATCAATATCTTTTACTACTACAGTATCGCCAAATATTTCTTTAACTGTTTTTTCAAAATCAGGACCTAAATCAGCTAATTTTAATTCTGCTTCATTTAAATCATCTTCAAATAAAGCTTCTACTTCTTCTTTTAAGCTTTTAGTTTTTTAGTAGCTAATTTAGTAGCTGTAGCATACATTTTAGATTTTTCATCTTTAGATTTACCAAAACTTTTAGATTTTTTCATACCTTTTACGATATCTTCTTTTTTATCTTTTTGAGCAGCAGTCATTTTTTTAGCTTCAAATATTCCATCTCCACTTTCAAATGCAGGAATATATGTTCCTAATACATCATTCATTACTTGTGAGGTGAATTCTTCATCATTTTCATCTTCTTCAAAATCAATGAAATTTTGGGCTAATTGAAAATCATCAACTCCAGTATAATCCATACCACTATTTGTTGTTTTAGCCATAAACTCTAAAAATTCTCCTTCTTGATCAGGAATAAGTTCCCTAAGTCTATTTAATAACATTTGTACTTTTTTGCTAGAAGAAACTTCTTCAATTTTAGCTTTATATTCCGTTTCTGTAATGATACCTGCTCTCTTTTGCATAAGTAACATTTCATACATTTCTTCTTTAAATACATTCATAGCAATAATTTCAGCACTACGATTATCTACTCCCATATCTTCTAATCGTTCTACTGTCTCATCATAATCCAACCCATCATTTTTTAATTGTTTGGCCTTTTCATAGTACATTTCCTTATCAACATTTTCTTCTAATTGAGGACCAGATGCAGGATCATCTGTGTATTCGTCTAAATTAACTTCATCTACTGTTCCTTCTTCCATTCCTTCATCTTCCATCTTCTTAGTAGTTTTACCTTCAGACTTCATTTTCATTTTATCTAATACTTTTTCAGCCTTAGATTTATATTTTTGAAGCTCCTTAATTTCTTTTTTAAGTTCATTAATTTTAGCACCATCAATCATTTCATGCATTGTTTCATCTATACCTTCTAGATTAGCTTTCTTTTCACGAAGTGCAATAGCTTCTTCACATGCTCTAACTTTTGCTTCTTGAGCTGCGATATTTCCTGATGCTTCTACTTCACGAATATATTCTTGGATTGATTCTTTGATAAGTTGTCTAAGTTGAGTTGTTTGATTCATTGTTTTATTTTTATTATAAATATGTTCGTTTTTTGAAGAATACATTGTTTTACCAAATTTAATTTGTTGTATTATATTATATTGGCGGTCTGTTGCTTTTCCACCTTGTTTTTTAATAGAATCTAATACTTTTTGGTAGAAATTTCTATCTGATGGATTATATCTACCTTTATCGAGAAGTTGTTGGTAATATGATATATTTACTTCTTTCATGATTTATGAATCTTTAATTTTAGATTTCCAGTACCCTTAATCAATCTGTGATACATATGTTTAGGTATAGAAATTGATTCGTTTATTGAAGTTGGTAACTGGTTATCTAATTGAATTTTCCAATCTGTTTTACCAATAATTTCAACAATACGATTTTCGTTATCACGATGCCATAATAATTCTATTGGATCTATATTTTCGTTAAATTCACGAATAATATATTTATCTGTAACTTCTATGTCTGTGTATGGTTTTTTATTTTCATCTAAACCTTCTAAACCAGTATCATCTTTAGTAAGATCTTTAGCAATATTTTTCATTTCACCCATAGCCCAATTCTTTTGAGTAGATGTAAGTTTATCATTTAATATGTTTTCAATAAATGAAATAAATTCATTTTCATCCAGTTTATATACTTCAGTAAAGAATAATTCTCTAACACGAGCATCATCTATATTACTTTCAAAATATAAGTCGTTTAACTTATCATAAATAAATTTACCATATTGAAAATCACGAGGTTCATTAGATACTTTATCTACTGCTCCTATGACTGCTTTATTTTGTTCTTTGTCTTGTCCAAATCCTTGTGTACCAACAATTTCATATAAACCTTTTACAATTTCATGAACTAACATTGGAAAACAAAGTGCTCTAGCTTTAATAACAAAACGTTCTTCTTCCTCATCATATTCCATTTCACTACTACCACCTGCCATTTGTTGACCTTGTTCTAAGGCAGCTAACATCATCGCAATAGCATTTTCATCATCATAAATTCCAAATACTTGTTTTAGAATTTCACCATACTTATCTACTAATGAATTATCTAATAAATCTAGATATTCTCTAAATAAGTAGAAAGCAAATGAACCACGAATAGAAGCACCTTGAGTAATACCGTTTATGATACGGCGTTTAGCTTTCATTAATTCTGGAGTGTTTAGATCTTCTGAGGGTGGTTCATCATCATCTCCGCCTAAACTCATATCATCTCCTATCTTAGCATCAATTTTGATGTTAGCATAGTCAATAATAGGATATGCTTGAGTAACCATATCAACAGCTATTTGAGCTAAAACATCACGATGTGGTGCTTCAGCAGCTATAATTTCTTTTAATATCTGTTGTGAACTCATTAATGTTTGCATTAATGATTTATTACCAAGCATTTGCTTTAAAGACTGACCTGACTTACCTTTTAGGGCAGCCATCGTTTCAGGCTTGAATATCTTTTCGTATTCAACTTCTAGTAAACGTCCCATTATTTTTTAAGTTTTAAAAAGCGTTGAGTAATTTTATTAACTAATTCTTTTTCAGTTTCTTTTAATGCTTTTGGTTTTGGATTTACACCAGGAGCTGGTTTATCAAATCCTCTACGTTTTGGAGTAGTACCAGGTTTAGTAGTAGGAGGTGCTTCAATAGTTTCTTTTTCTTTAGCAGGAGCATTTTCTGCTAATACTGAAGCTAATTCTTCTTGAATTATACGTCTTAAGTCGCTTACTTTCATTTTTTCTTATTTTTTAAGTTTATTAAGATTTCTTTCATTTGTTGAGCCTCTTCAGGCATAGCAATTGAGTGAAGTCTTATTAGTGTTTTTAGATTTTCTGATATGTTGTTTTGTTGAATTGTATTAGCAAATTCACGTACTCTTGGTACGGCATATGCTCTGTTAGTTGTAACAATAGCATGATAAATTGGTAATGGAAGATTTTGAGTAGCGAAACCAATAATGGTTCCACTTGGAAGTCTAATTATGTAAAATTTACATGAATCTGATGAGATTAGAGTAGTTACTCTACCAACAGCATCTAAGGCAGCATTTCTTCTAGTATATGGGATAATGGTTCCTGCTGTAATTCTTGTTCTTATACTAGGAGATAACATATTAAATCCTGCTGTTAATCCAGCGTTTTCAATAGCTGCTGTTACACCAGCATTTGCTTCTCCTGCTGCAGCTGGTGCTGCTGCTCTTACTCCTGTTGGTCTACCTCTTCCACCTGCGGCTGGTGCTGCTACAGGTTCTGGGGCTGCTTGTCCACCTAAAGCTCTAGCAGCTACATTAGGAGAAATACTTGCTCTAACTAAATTACCTCTTCTACCTAATGCCTGGCTATTTCTTGGATCTTGAGTATTGATAAGAACATATTTTCCATCAATCACAGCAGGTCTAATTCTGCTATTATCAGCCATAGGTGGGTTAGCATCTATAACATTTCTAGCTGGTTCTAGATCAAGATTATTTATTAATTCTATTAATTGTTCACTAGTATAAGATCTATTTTGATTTCTTAAATAGTTAAAATATATTCTCCAATCATTTAAATTTAAAGATGATTGATATCTATTAACACGGTTTCTCCAATCATTATTTGATCCTCCGTACATTAGTTTTAACCCATCAGATGGAGTAGTTATTGGATTTACAAGCATAGAAAATATTTTATTATTTTCTGGATTAACTAGTACTACTTCTTCATATCTAGTTCTATTAATGTATGGTGTACTATTTAATATTCTATAAAAAGCATCCTTGTTAATTTGTGGTGGGATTTGATCTTCACCTGAAAATACTATATTAACAGCATTTTCTTGAAAGCCACTATTTTCCTCTTCACCTGTTAAAATATTTTGTACTTCTTCACTATCAAAAGGAATTAAAGATATTTTATTACCTTCTAATTTATATGAAGTAAATGAATTTGAATCTAATATTAATTTACCTGTGTCAGTATCCTTAACTACAATAGCTGAGTTAGGATCTTCTTGTACTTGAGTTAGTACAGTATTAATAAATTCTTTACTAACAACTTCATTTGATGCTAATTTTAAGAGATTATTAAATGGTATTTTATCAAGATCTGGATACTCAGTTAAATATTTAGATGTACGAGCATTTAATTTAATATCTGGAAAATCATCTTCAGCAGTATATATACCCACTTTAACATCATCTCCAAATGTTAATTTTATTATAGTGTTACCATCTTTAGTAACATATAGTCTCTCATTAGATTTTAAATCCCATTTATTTAAAGCTACTAATAATTTCTTAACAGGAAAAGAAATATTTTCTTTAGATAATTCTTCTAATTCAATACTATCATGTAAATTAGTAGTTATAGATTTTCTATCATTATTTGAAAATTTATCTAAATGTTTTAATAAAAGTATTGAATCTAATACCCCAGGAGTAACAGCAATAAATGTTGCTAACTGTGGGTATTGAGGTAAATATTGAGTCACAAATTCATCATTACTAATATCTGAGAATAATGTTTTTTGATTTTTTCTAGCTACTAAATATTGTTTTTTAGTTGGAAATGGTAGTTCTACCCATCTACGAATAGATAATTCTCCTCCTGATTTTCCGTATACTTGAGTTGCTTTTTCAGAAGATGATAAAGGAATATACTTGAGTACATTTTTAATATTAGGTACTTCTCTTAACCAAGGTACTTCACTCATTAAAGAGTTAAAACTCATTGGTTGAGATTCATGAGGACTATTTTTTCTATTAGTATAAACGTATTTTTTATCATCATCCGGAGTATCTCTAACTTGAATAGTAACAAAACTTAATTTATCATCATCAGGTAAAGCGCCGTTTTTAGCTAAATAAAAAGTAGGATATGATCTATCTTGACTATATCTATAATTACTAAATGAACCTCTAGTTATACACCATTTTTCACCTCTACCATAATGTACACAATTGTCTTCTTTACTACCATTCCATATAGTGATATTTTCATCATCGTATACTACATCTGGTGTTGTGTCTTCTCTATCATCATCTGCTCCTTCAGAAGAAGAAATTAATTTAATAAGTTTAGATAATGAGTATTTACGTAAATCTTTTTCTTGTATTTTAGGTGAATTCTTTAACTGATCAAAAAGCTGGATATATGATTCTAATTTAGCATCATCTATATCAATATTTAAATCATCTGCTTCTTCCTTAAATTTATCCATTAACTTTTTTATTTCCCCTGAAGAGTATTCATTAAGGGGAAATAAATTATTTGCAATATGGATTATAAATGAATGTATGTTCTTCACAAGCTATATCTTTTGTTATAAATATATTTATTATTTAGGTAAAAACCAATTAGAACACCATTTAGTAGGATCTTTAATTTGGTCACCATTATCATCTACTAACTCAGCGGTACCTTTATATTCTTGGTATTTTTTATTTTTACACATATGTTTATCATCTTCCATATAATGATATTTACATACAGCACAACTAAAACCTATTGGTGAATACATATATGGAGGATATTCTTCTCCTTCATGTTCTTTTAATCTATTTTCAGATACCCAATCTGTTATATTAAATTCTTTTTTCATTTTTTATTTGGATTATTATCATGGTCACATTTATGACAAATATATAAATCATCTCCACCATCTTTAATTTTCCATTTCCATCCACAATTATCACAAATAATCTCTGCATCTGTTACTAATTCTTTAACTAGGGCATATCCTGAACCGTATGGAGCGGCTTTGCCTGATTGTGGATTTAGTGTTTCTTTTAATAGATTTAATAATTTAATCATTTTGTTTTACCCCATTTTTTACCTTTACCTTTTGTTTTACATTGGGCTGGTGTAGGACGACATGATGGATATTTAGAGCGTTTTTCATCTTTTTTTCTACCACATGCTTTACATGAACCGTCTTTGCATGTGTTACAATCAACCCATCCACCTTCTTTACCTTTAGGACCTTTACGTTTAAACCATTTATGAAGTGATTCGTCTTCTTTTATATCTTTCCAAATATCACCCTGACGACATCTAACAATTGCTCCTGATTTGTAAGCAGATGGTTTATCATACTTGCGATCAGCAATTCGTTTACAACGATCTGCTTTTTTCTTCTCTTCAAGAAGCATTTGTTTTAATATGTCAACTAATTTTATCATTTCCAAGATGAATAAATGGGTTTACCATTTACTCTTGTAGCTTTTAAAATCTGCTTGCGTTGTTTACCAGTATGTGAATATGAAACATGAACCCAATCTGGATTTTTATCGGTTCCGAATTCCCAAATTAATTGATCAAAATTTACATTGTCTTTAATATAATTAAATACCATAACATTAGTTACACCTGTTTGTTTATCATCTTGATCAAGATCTAATGCTTCACCTGAACAGTGTTGTGATGTAGATGATGAACCAGGAACAGCTGAATTTAATGCTTTTGAACGGTAACCTGATGATAAAAATATTGGCTTATTAAAATGTTTACGAATTGGTTCAAAAATGTTTTCCGCTAATAATTTTAAATTAGCTAAATGTTTTGATGTTGGATTATTATCAATACCTAATCTTTTAGCAGTATCTGATTTTGTAACCTCTGAAAGATTTAAATGTTCTGATAATTTCATTATATACCTATATTAATTAATTGAGGATCTTTCACTACAAATTTAACTACACCTTTAATATTATTAATACTAAGAATAATTTGTTTAATAGTATCTAAGTCAAATTTACCATTTTTAACATATGGATATGGATCTACTTTAATAGTTACTCTATCGTATTTATATCCTTTTTTAGGAACATTAGGAACATATTCATTTGTATCCATAGTAGTAACACCAGTTATTGATCTTATATCTGAGAATGTTTGTGTTTGAGTCTTTTTATTATTATCTGTAACTAATAGACCTTCAATCTTATATAACTTTTCAGCATAGTCCTCACGTAGAGTTTTACGTATTTCTTCTTTAATATATTTTTTAAATTCTGATTTATTTATCATATTACCAATATCCTGAAAATGTTGTGTTGAATCCTAATGCTTTGGCAAATTTTGGAAGGCGACATGACCAATATGATGCTTTTGTTTTATCTTTTTTATTTGCACAATCATGTCTTTTTGCAAACGCTTGACGTGCTTTTGGATTATTTAATTTAGCACGCAATCTACCTCCAGCCATACCAAATGATACTTTTTTAATACGTTTAGATTTTGGATCACGAACATATACATAAAATTTCTTAGATCCGCCACGTTTAGGTTTACCTAATGGAGGATTTTTTTTCTTTTTATCTGCTTCCTCAAGTTCTTCTTCTTCCATTAATAAATCTAATGGTACTTTTATATCTTCATATAAACCAAACTTACCTAAATCAGTATCTCTAAGAAATGCCTTATCAATATCATTTAAAAATATAGCTTTTTGTTCATATAATGTACGTGCCTCAGCCCATAAATTTATAAATGATTCTGAAGCATAGCGAAAAGCGTTTTCAGTAAGTGGTGTCTTATTATTAACATGATATTTCATGTTTTCAGTCATAATAATTTTAGTACCTAAATTTTCATTAAGTACAGGTCCTTTATTACCTACATTTTCACATGAGTGGCATCCACAATTACATTTATCCTCTGAAAGAGGTGTAGATAGTACTTCACGTATAAGTTGTTGGATTCTGTT